CTGTACTAACAGCAAAGATAGCAGCAAACCAAGTTACTTCAGCAAAAGTAGCAACAGATCAAATACTATCAAGACATATTGCAGCCAACGCTATTGATAGTGTTGACTTTATTGCAGACGCTTTAATTAATACTGCACAATTAGCAGGTAACTCAGTAGCGACTGCAAAGGTACAAGACAATGCAATCACAAGTGAAAAAATAGCACAGAATAGTATTCTTACTAGACATATAGATGATGCACAGGTTACATCAGCTCAATTAGCAGCTGACTCAGTTACTTCAGCAAAAATAGGGGACAATGCTATTAATAGTGTTGCGTTTATATCAAGCGGTTTAATTACATCAGACTTGATAGGCACTAATCAAGTAACTGCGAGCGAACTAGCAGGCAACTCTGTAGATAGTGCAGAAATAGTAAGTGGTAGTATAGATACTATTCATATTACTAACTTAAATGTAACAAATGCTAAAATAGCAAACAATGCAATAACAAGTTCTAAGATAGCTTCAAATAATGTAGGCTCTAGTGAAATAATAGCAAACTCTGTTGGTGCAAGTGAAATTGCAAATAACGCTGTAGGAGCTACACAATTATCAAGTGCAGCATTATCTGGTAAAACAATGACAGGGAGTGTTACATTTGGTAATATAAGTCCTTCAGCAGTAACAACAACAGGTAATGTAGGTATTCAAGACACTAATCCACCACAAAAACTTCACATAGACGAAGTAGCTGGTATGGATGTAGGCACAGGAACTTCTTCAGCAACAACAGTATTTACACTAGATAGCTTTACAGCAGCTACATTTAGAACTGCTAAGTACACAGTATCTGTAACTAACTCCACAGATGGAGACTATCATGCTATAGAAATCTTCTTGTTCCATGATGGTTCAACAGTTTATTTAACACAGTACGCTTCTATATTTGATAATGGTGCTCAAGCATCCTTTGATGCAGATATAAGTAGTGGTAATGTAAGATTAAGAGTAACACCAGCAAGTGGTGATACAATGGCTTATAAATTTATAAGAACAACAATAGAGGTATAAAATGGGACAAAAATTAGATTTCAACATCGAGGACTCAGGACTCAAAATTGATGGTACAGACACTATTGATGCGAGTAGAAACTTTGAAGGAGCAGTAGCAACTGGAAAGATTACTAGTGGTACAATTGCATCGGCAAGACTACCTATGACTATAACAACAACAGCTCCAACGAATACATCTGGTACGACTAGTGGGCATATTTGGTTTGTATATTCGAGTTAATAAATGGCAATATATGTTAATGATAGTGGAACACTTCGTCAAATCTCCTTTCTGGCCGTCAATGACAGCGGCACTCTCAGAAGGGTCAACGAAGTATACGTAAACGATAGTGGTTCTCTTGAAGGGCCATTTACTGTTACGCATGAAACTTCTAGGAATACTGCCACTAGCACAATTACTATCAGTGGTGTACAGGAAACTTCTTTTGCCACAACTACTACATTCAACACAACTCAAAGTACTTTAACAGCATTTGATACTAGTAGGACTACAACATTCAATACAGGAAATGTTACTGAGACAAGTAGAACTACAACATTTGGTACTACGACTAACTTTACAACTACAACTGCTTTTACTACTACTACAACGTTTAATACAACTCAAAGTACAACGACAGCATTTAATACAACTACAGCGTTTACTACGACTACTACATTTAATACTACACAGAGTACTTCAACAGTATTTAATACAACGACTGCTTATACAACTACAACGACTTTCAATACAAGTCAAAGTACAACAACTGCGTTTAATACTACAACAGCGTTTACTACGACTACAACATATAACACTGCGCAAAGTACAACTACAGCGTTTAATACAACGACTGCATTTACTACAACAACGACTTTCAATACTACGCAGAGTACAACAACAGCGTTTAATACAACGACTGCATTTAATACTACAACGACTTTCAATACAAGTCAAAGTACGACTACAGCATTTACAACAACAACTGCATTTACTACAACTACGACTTATAATACTTCGCAGGGTACAACAACAGCATACTCAACTACGACTGCTTTTTCAACTGTAACTACTTTTAATACTACGCAGAGTACAACTACAGCGTATAATACTACAACTTCGTTTAATACTACAACGACATTTAATACAAGTCAAAGTACTACAACTGCGTATACGACTACTACAACATTTAATACTACGACAACATTTAATACTACGCAGAGTACAACAACCGCATTTACAACTACTACGACATTTAATACTACAACAACATTTAATACAAGTCAAAGTACTACAACTGCGTACACTACAACTACAACGTTCAATACAACTACAACGTTTAATACAAGTCAGTCTACAACTACAGCGTTTACGACAACGACTGCATTTAATACTACAACGACTTTCAATACAAGTAAGAGTACAACAACAGCATTTACAACTACAACTGCCTTTAGTACAACAACAACATTTAATACGACTCAAAGCACGGTTACAGCATATAATACTACAACGACTTACACTACTTCATATGACACAGTGATTAGTACTAGTAGAAATACGTCCTTTGCTACAAATACTGCAAGAAACACAAATACTTCTCAGTCTACAAGTTATACAACAACGTTTGCTACAACAACAGCATACCAAGACAATACGAGTTTTGCTACAACCAGGAATACAACGTTTGCTACAACAACAGCATATGAAGATAACACCTCATTTGCTACAAGTAGAATAACTACATATACAACAAATACTACATTTGCTACAAGTACAACGTTTGCTACAACAACAGCATATGAAGATAATACGAGTTTTGCTACGAGTAGGACTACAACGTTTACTACAAATACTACATTTGCTACAAGTACAACGTTTACTACAACAACAGCATATCAAGATAACACTTCATTTGCTACAACTAGAACTACAACGTTTGCAACAACAACAGCATACCAAGATAACACTAGTTTTGCTACGAGTAGGACTACAACGTTTATTACAAATACAGCTTATATAGATAACACTACATATATTACAGCTTACATAGATAACACTACATATATTACAGCTTATATAGATAACACTAGTTTTAGTACTTCGTTTACAAATAATACGAATACAAGCAGAATTACCGCTTATGTAGATAACACTACATATATTACATCTTATGTAGACAACACAGCTTTTGCAACTTCGTTCACAAATAATACGAATACAAGCAGAATTACAGCGTATATAGATAATACAAGTTTCGCAACTTCTACAGCATACAATACTACACAAGCTACAAATACAAGTAGGTCAACATCATTTACAAACTCTACAGCGTACAATACTACACAAGCTACAAATACAAGTAGGTCTACAGGGTTTACAAATAATACGAATACATCTAGAAATACTAATACATCTAGAAATACAGCATTTGCAACAAATACTTCTAGAGCTACAGCATTTACTAATGCTACCTCATTTATAACAGGTGCGCCTATAATTACGTCCTTTGTAAATTCTACTTCATTTAGTACTACTTTCATGAGACTTACAACGTACTTTACTATATTTGATACAGATAATGATACATACGACCAAGAAGCATATGAAGAATTTGAAACAGATAGAATTACTGTTAGAGGAACTAATGGCACGAAAAATACTACTAGAAATACGAACACCGCTAGAATAACAAGTACTTCTTTCAACACTACTAGGAATACAAATACTTCTAGAAATACAGGATTTACAAACAACACAAGTAGAAGTACTGGATTTACTAATAGTACATCATTCACAAATAGTACTAATACTTCTAGAATTACAGCTTATATAGATAACACAAGTTTTGGAACATCAAGAAATACAAACACTTCCAGAATCACAGCTTACATAGATAACACAAGTTTTGGTACTGCTAGAAATACTAATACTTCTCAAGCTACAAATACAAGTAGGTCAACAGGATTTACAAATAGTACAAACACAAGTAGGAATACTTCACAAGCTACAAATACAAGCAGGAATACTACACAAGCTACAAATACAAGTAGGTCAACAGGATTTACTAATAGTACTAATACTTCTAGAAATACATCGCAAGCTACGAATACAAGTAGGAATACTACACAAGCTACAAATACAAGTAGAAATACTGCACAAGCTACGAATACTGCTAGAAATACTAATACTTCACAAAGCACAAGTTATAACACAGTAAGACTTTCTAATACTGCAAGAAGTACTAATACAGCTCAAAGTACAAGTTATAACACAGTAAGAATATCAAATACTGCAAGAAGTACAAACACGGCTCAAAGTACTAATACTACGCAAGGAACTAACACTTCTCAGTCAACGAGTTATAACACAGTAAGAATTTCTAATACTGCTAGAAGTACTAATACAGCTCAAAGTACTAATACTACGCAAGGTACAAACACTTCTCAGTCAACATCGTATAACACAGTAAGACTTTCTAATACTGCAAGAAGTACTAATACAACACAGTCAACAAGTTATAACACATTAAGAATTTCTAATACTGCAAGAAGTACGAATACTTCTCAATCAACTACAAGAACTACGACATTTACTACATCAACAGCGTATGTAGATAATACAAGTCAGTCAACAAGTTATGAGACCGCTTACATTACAAGTAGAATAAGTACTAGATCAACAGGTACAAGTAGAACAACTACAACTACATTTGCTACTTCACAAGGAACAATTACAACAAGAGCAACAGCATCAAGCAGAGCTACTACAACAGTATTTAATACAGCAAGAGCTTCCTTGACAAGTAGAAGTACAGCATCTAGCAGAGATACTTCTACAGTATTCAATACTACTCAAAGTACAGCAACCATACGTGGAACAGCATCTAGTAGAGATACTTCAACAGTATTTAATACATCTAAATCAACTGCTACAAGTAAGAGTACAGCATCTAGCAGAGATACTACGACTACATTTAATACTACAAGATTAAGTCTAACAAGTAGAGGTACAGCTACTAGCAGAGACACTTCAACAGTATTTAATACAACTAAAACAACAGGTACACAAAGAGGCACTGCTACAAGTAGAGATACAACGACTACCTTCGCCACAACGCAAGGTACAATTACAACAAGAACTACAGGGTCTAGTAGAACTACTTCAACAGTATTTAATACAGATACTACAACAGCTTCAAGTAGAAGTACAGCTTCAAGTAGAGAAACGACTTCAGTATTTAATACTGCTCGTAACACAGGTACACAAAGGACTACAGGGTCTAGCAGAGATACTACGACCACATTTAATACAGATACTTCAACAGGCACACAAAGAACTACAGGGTCTAGCAGAACAACATCAACAGTATTTAATACAGATACAACAACAGCTTCAAGCAGAAGCACCGCATCTAGTAGAACAACGACTTCAGTATTCTTAACAAACAGAGGAACTGGATCAAGTAGAAGTACAGCTACATTAAGAGACACAACAACTACCTTTGCTACTACACAAGGTACTGTTACAACTAGAACTACAGGAACTTCAAAAGCTACAACAACTACATTTAATACTTCTAAGTCAACAGCATCAAGCAGAAGTACAGCGTCCTCTAGAAGTACAGAGACTTCAAGAACGACAGCGTTTGACACAACTACAGGATATGAAACTAGTAGAACAACAACATTTGGTACTGATAGAACTACAACTACAACATTTAATACACAAAGAACTACAGATACCACAATTACAACAGATCACTTAACCACTACAGTCTTTAATACATCGACAGTAGTATACGAAAGAACAACAGCCTCACAGGTGGGAACTTTATTCGACACAGAAGTTTCTAGTCTCGAAGACTACGGATTCTCATTCTGGGATGGCTCACAATGGAGCGAAAGTAACTAAGAATGAAAAAATCTGAAGATAACGGATTTAATAAGAAGGTAGATTTAACACCTGATTATTTAAATAGAAAAATGGAAAGCATGATGCATGCACTATATGATTCAATAGAAGAATCAGAAAAAAGAATGAGAGTAATGGAAAAACAAATATTTGAGTTAAAGCGTGGCAAGAGTAAAACCGAAGGGTAAGCTAGAACAACTTAGCATCAATGAATCACTAGGAGACATACCAACTCATTTTATGAAGTCGGGATCTTCTTATAGACCTACAGCTGATTTAAACGATTTAGCACAGTTTAGGGAAAAAGTTATACCTGACCAACATAGAGGTAGTCCTTTTGAATATGATATTTGGTTTAACACAAATGCTTTACATACTATTTACAAATGGTTGTATACAGACTTTCTAGGAAATGGAATATTGGTAAGAGTACCAAGTATTAAAATAAACGATAAGTTATTTAAGTGCATAGTACAAAATCCTGACTTAAAGATAGATGAAGAAAGATGTGAAAAAATAGTAAACAACTTTCATAATAAATATACTCTTGGTACTAATCTAGAGTATCATGATAAGGTTGCTTTTTTACCAGGAACAAATATAATAAGTAAAGGAAATACTATACATTGGGGAAGATTAAGAAAAGCAGTAGATGAGGGATTCAAAATAAAACCTCATCCAATTACTCAAAAAGTATGGATAGCCAAGATGAAGAACGACTATGGTGAAGATAACGTACTTGATAAAAAGCTTGGAGGATTCGAGCTTTTAGCAAACTGTAAAGAAGTTGCTACTATGCAAAACAGTGAAATGGGATTGATGGCAATAATGCTAGACAAACAATTGAGACTGGTGTCATACCCACGAGAAGAAAGAGAAAAAAACTTGTGGACATATGATAGTATATATAGCGCAGTAGCAAATACAAACGCAAAACACTCGCTGAAGAAATTATTCTCAGCAAAGAACTCTGGTATAGTCTTCAGTTTTGATGAAGATGCAGAGCAAAGAATGGAAAACTATCTCAACAATTTTTGGGAATTTAAGGTAATAAACGGATGATTGAATTAGTAACAAAATATAAAAAAGACTGGAGTATGTTTACTCTAGCATCACTATTAGATAAAGACGGATTCCGTCTGCACTTGTTCATCCATAAAAATGATTGGGTGCAAAAAGAAGTAGACTGGATTCTAGCAAATTTTCAGAATGTAAAAGTTTATGAAGCATGGTGGAACGAAGAAGATATATCCAGAATGACATTCTTCCTAAAAGAGTACTGGAAAGATAAGGGCGGTCTTGCAAAAAGAATCATTGTATGGGATGGAAATAGAATCTTCAACCGCGCAGTTGACAGTGGTGATATACCACCCGCAGAATTTTTTAAATCTTCAATTTCATTCTTAAGTAGAGATTTAGTTTTTGACAAACATCCTAATATGAGTCACTATTACGACATTCTTCGTATACCACGAAAAACTCACCAAGCTATACCATTTGTAGATAAGCAAATAGTATTACTAAATTATGATAGACTTTGCGAGTTTGAGGACAGAGACTTATTCTTTACTAGACAATTAGATCCCCCTGGTAACGTAGAGAAACGTTACTGCGATACTAAACTACTAGCTACTAACGATTTAGCTTTCTTTGAAGCTCTATCATTTTACAACCATTCATGGTCGCCAATTTATGTCAATGGTAAAGTAGATAAATTAGTTGAGTTAGACGCAATTGGGGCGAAAGAATTACTAGACTATAATGTTATGTTAAGAAAATGCTGGAGTATAGATATACCACATAAGTATTTAGCAATGGATTATTTGGATTTAAGTACTGGAGTACAGTTGGCTGTCCCTTGGGATTGTTATACTTCTCTTATAGACAAGATACCACTTAATTTTAGAAATGCTAGGTTTAATGAAGTATTACTACAGAAGTCAGCAAAACAAAAAAGTATCGCTGGTAAACTGATTAAAAGAGGATTTATATTAGGAAAGGTCTAAACTGCCCTGGTTTAAGTCTGACAAAATCTTCCATTGAAGTTTTCCACTTCTCTCATACCCTAACACCAACTCTTTCTCCACTTTTGCATGAGGATTATATTCTTGTGTATTTTGTGGCAAGTGCCAACTATAAGGATTTGCCGCACCTGCTGTAATTGAAAGTGACTTAGAGAAAAAATCAAAACCTACCAATGTAAGACTCGAATATTTTACTTTTTGCAAAAAATATTGGATGGCAACAAAACCTGCTGAAGGACGTTGGCCATCAGGCTCATTGTTCTTCGCTCCCACCAAATCAAATATCTCAAACAATTCTTTATCAGAAAACATCTCAACAACTTTGTAGTCGGGGTAATGATGAGGTATTCTGTCGAGATGTATACGAGAGCGATTAAATAGGACAGGAATGCCCTCTGGAAAGAATCGCTTCTTCTTGTATCTTAAAAATCCAGTAATCCAAATGTCGGTACGTTTACCAACACTATCCCAATTATCAGAAGTTGGAACACCATTACCAAATCTTACAACTGTGTCAAAGCTTTCAATATAATCAGCAAGATCATGCTGTAGCATTTCGACAGAGTTTCCAACAAGTATTATTGATTTGTTTTCTGTAAGTTTTCGTAAATTTTGTTCCATTCTTGGGAGTATTCCAGGTTGTCATTGATACCATGCCACGGTCCGCCATCTGTAAAGTGGACTGCTTTTGGTTCTTTAAATTGATAGTAATTTACCATGGCATTAAATTCTGCAGGT